TAATATTCGGGTTTCCAAAGGTCGAGGAAGTGCATCAATTGAGTTTGAAGAGTATCAAGACGCTCTACTATCGGGTCTTGACCCGAGTAAGTTATAGTCAACTTACAAATGAAGAGTATTTTTTCCATTGCGGTTTTTTCGCAAAGATAGTAAAATTAATTAAGGAATGGAGTATTTCAATAAGATATTGTGCGTAACAAGCCCTGAACTGACATCGGGCAGCAATCCTATCTTCAAGGAGGGTACACTGAATGTGTATGCTTCAAAAGGAAAGATTTCCCGTGTGCATCGGTTCGGTGGGGAGGGTGGCTATACGCTTTACGCATGGAGTTCCATTCCTCAGAAATACAAGGCTCGGTATATGGAACGATACGGTGATCCAGAGCAACGAATGAAGGAAGCAATGATGCGTGACCGCATACGGCTTGACAGCGAGGCACGTGAGTTCTTTGAAAACTTCACCTACGAGAAGAATGGCAAGCAGGAACATCTTACAGAGAAACTCATAGAAGAATACACCATTAATGCAAGTGTACTGAAAGAGCTGTTAAAGATGATGGCACAGCGTAGAGCAATTCGTCAGAGTTTGAACGGCAGCACTGCAGGAGCTTGGGAGGTAATCTATCAGAGTTCTGAAGCTATGCGTGAAGAGTATCAGCACACGCTTCCACAAAATGAAGCGCGATTGAAAGCAAAGATTAAGGCTTTCAAGGCTGACGGATACAGAAGCCTTATCAGCGGTAAGGTCGGAAATAAGAACACGCAGAAGATTACTGACGAGTTCGGACAGTTACTCATCGCATTGAAGCGTTGCAGAGTTCCAGTCTACACCGATGCGCAGCTCTTTGAAGAGGCAAACCGTCAGGCTGAAGCAAACGGCTGGAAGCCACTGAAAAGCCTTAGCGGTATGAAGCGATGGCTGAACAGTGCTGCGATTATGCCACTATGGTATGATGCTGTACATGGTGAGCAGGCAGCACGACAGAAGTTCGGACGTAAGCACCGCACGGCACTGCCAACGAAGCGTGATGCACTGTGGTATGGTGACGGTACGAAACTTAACCTCTACTACCAGGACGAGAACGGCAAGGTACGTACAACGCAGGTCTATGTCGTCATTGATGCGATGAGTGAGGTTATGCTTGGCTGGCACATCAGCGATAGTGAGGATTACGAGGCGCAATATCTCGCTTACCGTATGGCAATTCAGACAAGCAGGCACAAGCCTTACGAGATTGTTCACGACAACCAAGGCGGACACAAGAAACTTGATGCCGACGGACTGTTTAAGAAGCTTTGCCACGTGCATAGGACCACGCAACCTTATAACGGCGAATCGAAGACCATTGAGGCGGTGTTCGGTCGGTTTCAACAACAGGTGCTGCACAAAGATTGGCGTTTCACAGGTCAGAACATTACGGCAAAGAAGATGTCGAGCCGTCCGAACCTTGAATTTATTGAGGAAAACAAAGACTCACTCTATACGCTGGAGGAACTGAAAGATGCTTACGCAAAGGCTACTAAGGAGTGGAACGAGATGTCGCACCCTGCATACGGCAAGAGTAGACAGGAAGCCTACGACAGCAGCGTGAATGAGGAAACGCAGCAGGTTACGGCACACGACATGGTGGATATGTTCTGGGTAACGGCTAAGCGTATGAGCACCTTCACGGACCAAGGCATCAGCGTTACGATTAAGAAGCAGAAGCGACAATACGAGGTGATGAGCCAGCCAGGCGTGCCAGACCACGAGTGGCGCAGGCAGCACACTTACGAGCGGTTCGTTGTTAAGTATGATCCTTACGACTTCGGAAGCATTCGACTCTATAAGAAAGAAGCTGACGGCAGTCTGAGGTTTGAACGAGTAGCAGAACCTTACGTTGTGATACATCGTGCGATACAAGAGCAGACAGAAGGCGAAGCAGCATTCATCAGGCAGGAACAGGCTGCGAATACCACTGACCGCATTGAGCGTACCGTTGCAGGACGTGAGATTGAAAAGGCTCACGGCGTAATGCCAGAACAACACGGATTGCGTAGTCCAAAGCCTAAGGGAATGACAGCAGCAGAACGCAGACAGATTGAACGTCGTACAGGTATCTATAGCAAGTCGCCTGAAGAGTATAAGATAGGACGGAAGACGAAGCAGGTAAGCCTTGAAGACTGGGCGGAGGTTGAGACGGCAGTGGTTGATATGGCTTCGGTAGCTGGGAAATTATAAGCAGCGAGGCAATGCCTCACTGGCAAGGACAAAATAAACCGATGATAAGTCATTCACTTACGCATCAAAAGTGGGTCACTTATGCAGTGAAAGTGATAAGGTAATTATAAGCAGCGAGGCAATGCCTCACTGACAGGAACAAAAAATAAAAGAATAACAACAATATGAAACTAACAAAGAACGAAAAAGGACAGATACAGGAGTGCTTGAGACAATACGTCAGCAAGTATCCAAGTCAGAACAAGGCTGCACAGAGCCTAACAGGAACAAGTAGCGCAACAGTGAGTAGCATCCTGCAAGGTAAGTGGGAGAACATCAGTGACGATATGTGGCGCAACCTTGCATCGCAGCTTGGCACAAGTGCAGGTACAGACTGGCAGGTGGTGGAAACGAAAGCCTATCAAGAGATGGTATTCGCTATGAACGATGCCCAGACAGTCAAGAACGTTACGTGGGTAGTTGGTGAAGCAGGATGCGGAAAGACAACCACAGCTAAGCTGTATGCAAGTGAGCATGGCGAGGTCTTCTATGTCCTCTGCTCTGAAGATATGAAGAAGAGCGATTTTATTCGTGAGATTGCACGCCGTATCGGTCAGAAGACAGAAGGTTACAGCATCAGAGAGCTGCTCGACCGCATCATTGATGATCTTATTCAAATGAAGGCACCGCTGCTTCTTTTTGACGAGGCAGACAAGTTGCCAGAGCGTGTATTTCATTACTTCATCGACTTGTATAATCGTCTGGAGGATAAGTGTGGTATCGTTTTTTTCTCTACAAGCTATATCAAGCGTCGTATGACAATGGGACTGCGATACAACAAGTGTGGATATAACGAGATACATTCGCGTATCGGTCGCAAGTTCTTTGAGCTGGAGCGGACTGGTGCTCACGATGTCTATGCAGTTTGTGTAGCGAATGGCGTAACTGACAAGGCACGCATATCAGAAGTGGTGAGAGATTCAGAAGAATTTGAGTTTGACCTAAGACGTGTGAAGAAGAGTATTCATAGAGTGAAGTTAATGACTAAAGCCTCTCCCAGCCCCTCCGAAGGGAAGGGAGCTCAAACAGTGGTAAAACAGTGTTTGAGTACCAAACAAAATTCAAACCATAAAGCTAAAGGTAATGAATAGAGCAATGTCAGTAACCGATATGCTGCGCATGAAGAAAGAAACCTATCCATTTGAAGGAGACTGGGCAGATGCCTTTGGAGCACCAGAACGAGGCGGTGTATGGTTCATCTGGGGACGAAGCGGAAGCGGTAAGACCAGCTTTACGATGAAGCTCTGTAAAGAGTTAGCCAAGTATGGAAGGGTTGCTTATAACTCCTTAGAGGAGGGATTCTCACTAACAATGAAGAATGCAATTATGAAAGCAGGTATGCAAGACGTTGCACGGCGGTTTATCCTCATCAGTGAGAGCATGGAAGATCTTGATGCACGTCTCAAGAAGCGTAAAAGTCCAGATATTGTAGTTATTGATAGTTTTCAATACGCACAGATGAGCTTTAAGGAGTATCAGGAATTCAAGGCTCGACATCGTGATAAGCTGCTCATCTTCATCAGTCAGGCAGAAGGAAACAAACCTTCAGGTCGTACAGCGGTGAGTGTGATGTATGATGCAGCCCTGAAGATATGGGTGGAGGGGTATCGAGCAATCAGCAAAGGGCGGTATTTCGGAAGTAAGGGCTATTACACGATATGGGAGGAAAGAGCAAACATATATTGGGGAAAAACTAAAGAGTAAAGCTATGGCAAACAAGCGAGACAACCTGTTGTACAGGCTACTAAAAAAGGGCGTACAGGCCAATACCCGCGAACGCGTTATCTTCTTCGGCGTGGGTGGCGAGCCGTTCAAGATAAAGCAGATAATACGGCTGTGCCGTGAGTTTCATTTCAATGTGCAATTAGTAATACAATAGACAAATGAATACTTATATTTTAATGTTATCAAAAACCTTTCCAAAGGGACATCTCCATGCCGGAGAACAAACCTTTTTTAAGGAGAAGCTCGGTATAAGCAAACTGCATACTATTCGTGCAAATTATTCTCTATGGGAACAGCGTATTGCAGAAATACAAGCAGGTAAAGGTGTATTGTCTATCCGGCAATGGGTGGGCGAACCGTATAAGAGCAAACAGGTTGAAATTACACAGCTGACTGCAAATGAGGGTGTCGGTATTCAGAAACTAATATTTATCGACAATAATATCATGCTACCTGTTATTGAATATGGGTCAGGTAACGAATTCAAATCGATGGATAGATACATGTTTGCAAAAAATGACGGCCTTTCTTTCAAAGATTGGAAAGCGTGGTTCAGAAACTATGATTTATCAAATCCGTTGGCAATCATTCATTTTACAAATTTTAGATATTAATATTAAGATGAGCAAGGAAAGACGAATCATTG